CCCCATAAGAAACAGGATAATACCTATTCATTTTTAGGTACTTCATTATTTCAGTTTCTTTATCAGCTGGATTTTCACCAGAGTTAATTCTCATTTCTTTTAATGAATCATATAGAGAATCAGAATCAATTCCACCTCTATTTGAATCTATAAGTTTTTTAACCCCCATCATTAGTGTTGATGGTCTATGTCCTCTTGCAGTAATAATTGCAAACAACGAACCATTATTAATTGCTTCTACAAAATCAGGCCATGCAGCATCATTAGCTAATTCAGCACTCATTACATCCTTTAAGAATTTACCATCCCCAGTAACTCTAAAATCTCTGAATGGGTCTGGTGCAAAATTTACGATAGTAAAACCCTCATATTCAAAAGGTTCTTTTCCTATCTGAGTTCTATATTCAGCAAAATCCTCAGTTCCCATACCAACTTCTTCTCCATCATCATCTAATAAGTAGATTTTTGTTGGCATATACATTAAGTTATCATCCCAATCAAAAGCATAATACTTCATTGGGATTTCTCTTTCTTCAAATTCTCTAAGTAATTTAATAATTGTATTTCTCATACTAATAAATATGTCTTAATTAAAAAAAGGAAGATGGTTTATTATCTTCCTTTTGTTCAATTTATCGTAATGATAGCTCAAATTTTAACGAACCACAATCCCAAATTCTATCATAACCTTTTAGTTTCATAATTTCCCACTCTGTCATATTTTTATCATAACCCTCCTTAACAAGTACATCCTTTCTAAACACAAATCTATGATGTCTATTTAGATATTTATCAGTTTTAATATACCAATAATTTGGTGGTGTTTTTGATGTATATTGAAAACCATTTTTGTGATAAACTGTGTTGTTTGGATTAATACCCGACCATCTGATATCTGCAAAAGTTTCTATTTTATGTGGATTGATGTTATTGATAAAATATTTTAACAATTTAGAGAATCCTCCAACAATTGTAGTGAACTTTTTATTACTAAATCGGATTAATTCATATTCGTCAGAAATGATATCTTTATTACCTAACGATTTTCTTTTTTTTCCAAAAGTCATTACAGATACTAATTCATTTTCAAAAAAAAGACCATATCTAAATTTATCAATAGTATAACCTTGTAAATGATTTTCATTCAAAAATTCCATAGATTGTTTTTTTGTGATTTCTTGAGCATTACATTTTCTACCATAAATTTTACTATTTAAATTCAATTTACTCGATAACTTAGATAATACGATATCTGTTTTTAACATAATTTCATCTTCATAGAATTGAATCAAATTAATATTTTTATCATTCGAAAGAATCGTTTTGTCAATATGATATAATTTTGTCTTTTCTCCACTTATTTCAGAATGAAAATAATTACCATTTACCTCAATTCCAAGATTGAAATCGGGTAAAAAAATATCAATTTCTTTACCATTTAATATTTTTCTGTCGGCATCAATATGTTTTATATTATTCGTATTTAAAAAATCTTTAATTTTTTGTTCTAAGTTGGAATTTTTGGTAATTGGGTAACATTTTCTACAGATTGGTATTTTACCACTACCTAATAATGTACTACTAAAAATGTTTTCACATTTAGTACACTCGAAAGTATAAGATTGTGAGGTATTACCATTTTTATTTTGTTTATAATCATCTAATAACTTCAAATTTTGTTCATCTAATTTGGGGAGTAGTTTGTCTAAATGTTTTATTTTAATTGTGTTTTTTAATTTATCCACAAATTCTTGTAAATACATAGGACTCTTAACTCCATACTTCTCTATGAAAAGTTTATCTCTATTTTTTTTAAACTCATCTAATTTGAATAAAGAATCCTCACCATACTTTTCATATAACACTTGTTTCGACTTGTTAATTCTATTTTCTTTATTGACCTCTTTTTTATTCCAAATTGTTCTACATTCATTGGAACAAAGTTTTCTTTCGTGTTTTTTTCTTTCTGTAAAACTATTACCACATTGGATACAAGTTCTGTTTTCCCTCACGCTTTCATCTTTCTCCTTACCAAGTATCTTATTTTTTTTAGCATACTCAAAATAACAAGTTCTATCACAGAATTTTTTATCTCTATGTTTATAATCTGTAACAAACATATTCGTACAATTCATACATTTTAATTCAATTTTCATAGGTAAATTATTTTTTAATGTAACAAACACCAATCTACATATAAATATAGGATATTTAATTAAAAAACAAAAACCCTCCTTTAAATCAAGGAGGGTTAATTTTTTGTGGTATTAAAATATATTAAATATTCTCAAACGAAGCACCTGTTGGGGTGATATAGAAAGTAATATCTATAAATTCTAACGAACGAGTTGGTTTAATATATATTTTACCTGTCAATTGGTTTCTATCCAAATCTGCAGGGTCTGAAGAAACCGTTACACGGAAATCATACAAACCTCTATCTCTTCTGATAGCATCTAATATTGGATTGACAGCATCTAAGAAATCTTGTCTTACTTTTTCGTCATTTTGTTCGAACAACAATCTAACTGAAACTGCAGATATAAGTTTTCTTGCTTGTAATAACAATCTTCTTACGTTGATTCTATCAAGAGCAGATTCTCTAATTTGCATAGTTTTGTTACCCCAAATAACTGTTCCTACATCAGAGAAAGTTGCGATTGGATTAATTCTACCTTTGTATAGAGTATCTCTTTCTTCTTGTGTAAGTTTTCTTCTCGCTTTGATTGCGTTAACAATACCTCTTGTATAACCTGCCGCAGCAAACCAAGGGAAAGCAATATTATCAGTTAAAGCTAAGTTTCTACAAACCTCAGCAGTTGGTGGTATATAGATTTGTGTATTGTTAACAGTATCTCTTGTTAATACCCAAGGATAGTAAGTTGCCGTGTAGTTAGAATCTATACCCGCAGTTTCTAAGTTATCAACAGCTTCTTGTGGATAAATAACATCAGTTTGTTCACCCGTTGTTGGTACTAACATATTGTAGTCAGGTGTTGTTGTGATGTAAATTGAGTCAGCTCTATCAAATTCTATCATTTCTATTGCTGCTTCTACAAGGTTACTATTGTTTACATAATCAATACCTGTTGTTACGAATACATTTATATTAACCGCTTCAGGATTTTGGAATGTTTGTTGACCTAACAAGTAAGCGTAATAGTCAGTATTAGCATAATCTTGAGTTGTATTCCCAACTGTTATTGTTTTGAATGCACCCCATCCTGTTGCTGTTGGATATCTGAACGATGGACATGCACCTCTTAAATAACCACTTCTACCCAAAATAAAGTTATCGGCATTAGTTCTACGTTCTCTGTAGATGTCCCAACCATCGAAACCACCTGAGCACAAGAAACTAAATTTACGTGCAAATATTCTGTAGTAAGGATTTGTTTCATCACTAGGGTCACTTGTGAATGTACCACTACCAACATAAAACTCAGCAGTACCACTTGTAGTAAACGAGTTAGCAATAGTAATACCTGAAGCGTCTTTATCCATATGGAAACCTTTTGTTCTATAAGACCAATCAGCCCCAGTAGTTGCATCACAGATACTTGAACCTGGTAAACGTTTTCCTTTGTAAGTGAAGAAATCAACATCGTAACCAACTGTATCAGAAATACCTAAATATGTTCTTCTAACATTGTCACCAGCACTTCTTAAAGCATCATCAGCACCTGAAGCTAACCCGAAAGGTGGATTGTATACAACTTCACCAGGGAAATCATATTTAGTTTTGTAAATTGGGAATGGTGATTTTGCACCAGCATATTCTCTCATATTGTAACCAACGAAACCACAAGGTAAAGCATCGATTGGTGCATCTTCATTAATCTCTAACATTACAAATTTGGAGTTCAAAGCATATTCACCATCTTTAGTTCCAATTTTTTTAGCTATGAAATTATTTTCATTAGGATTCATTGAACAATTTGTAAATTTCTCTAATACAACAGGATTTGAATCACTATCAAAGAAATCTCTAATTTGAACATCAAAAGTACCATTATTGAATGACATATTTGCCATAGAAATTTTTACTTCTGTATTTGCAGCATCCCCATCAGCTATCGTTGTAAATCTGAATAGATTAAATACTTTGTTACCTCTAAGTTCAGAAACAACCCATGGAGAAACTGGTGATTGGTATCTTTCTAAGTAGAAAGCTATTGAAGTTGCGTCTACCTCTTGTCTTGCATTTGGTAATGCAATCAAGTCACAATTCAAACCTCTAATGTAACCTTTTCTATAACCATAGTTTAATAATGATTGGAACCTTTCTTCTACAAACAATGGTGTTGTTGCTCTTGGTTTTGCAAAGTTACTTGAACCGAATACTTTAGCAATATACTTAGGGTCTGAATTAGTAAATGATGTTTCGAAAGTAAAGTTATCACCATCTTTATTAGTAACATTAAGTGCAAATGTTGAATATGGATTTTTAGTAACCGCTGAATATGTGCCAGTACAATCCATACTAACGTCAGTTAATCCACTGACCTCATATACGGCACCATTATCTGTACCATAAGTTGCAATACCTCTTGAACGTAGTGTTGCTATTACCAAGTCATCATAATCTGTATATGCTGTACCACTATAAATGTATATGTTACCAGTTATACTACCACTATAACAATTAGTGATTGTACCTGTTTGAATTGTTCCTGTATTACCTGTTGTACAAACACCACATGGGTCTGTGAAAAGTAAATTAACAGTCCAAGCTGAAGTTGCTGTCAAATCGTCAGATACTATTGTATATGATTTAGTCAAAGAACTAAAATTATAACCAACTGTTGTTGCCGATTGTACCACACCACCACTTGTTATACCACTTAATGCTGGGTTAGTACAAGCACTGAAATTAATAGTCATTGCAGTTACGTCAGCTGTAGTTGCTGTGGATGGAAGACAAACATTAATTACATTTGTATTGTAATTGATTGCACCTGTAACTGTAGTGATAGTTGGAGAACTTACTGAGTAACTATAAAATGATGCACAATTTGATAACGATGATGTTAGTGTTAAACTATTAACATAATCGTAAAAAGAATAACCCGAATATTGACCATTTCCAATATTATCAAAAGTTGCATAATACCAAGTATCATTAACGGCTGCAGTATAGTCGGCCAAATCCGAACTAATGTTATCAACACCAAACACATTATTTTGAGAAGTGTACCCTGATAATAATGTATCAATAGTTCCACCTGATACTGTACCAAAATAGTTTATTGATGTTGCTGATGTTGATGGGGTGTTTAAAATATTGAATAACTGATTTTTTATATCAGAATCAATCGTTGAGGTTGACCCATTAAATAACTCATATGTACTATATAAGTCACCCGATAGAAGTGCCGGTATTGATGTTGTGTATGAAATAGAGTTAATACTATTTGTACAACCAGTAAAATTGATTGTATAACTACTAACTTTAAATTCAACACATTGTGTAATACAACTTACAGTTGAAGCACTTGAACAATCAAACCCAACAGTTGATTGGTCAACATTAGCAACCGTAGATATAGACCAAGAAGGTCCTGCATCATAACCTGATAACCCAAGAATTCTTGTTACGAATAATTGGTTAGATTGTTGTAAGTATGCTTTGGCTACATAAGCGGCTTCATACTTTGGTATTTGAGTGTTTATAAATTTCTCAGGGGAAGTACCACCGAAATACGTTGTGAATTCGTCAAAGTTTGTAATAAAAATAGGTTCGAAGGCTGGACCTTTCAAGGTTTCACCAACAATACCAAGAGTTGTTACGCCCACACTTTGTGACACAAAACTTAAATCGACCTCAGAAGTATAGACACCAGGAGATACGAAAACTTTACTGTTTGACATTGATAAGGATGTTTAATAATTTATTTTATAAATAAATATTAGTATCAACCCTAAAAAACTTTACTTCATTATATGTATTGATAAATTGAGTAGAATAAATTCTACCTTTTTTCTACTATGTCTAAAACAGAGAAAAAAATAAAGAATTTGAAGATATCTATTGAGGTACACGATATATTAAAAACATATTGTGATAAGAATGGTATAAAAATGTATCGTTTTTTGGAAAGATTGATAGTTGAAAAGTGTAAAGAAAAAAAAGATATATATGGTGATTCTTAAAGTAAGAAGCCACTCAAAACCATAGAAGATACTTCAGAGACATTTAATCTAACTACTTCAATCCTTACAATATCATTAGTGTTAATTTGTACTTGTGAAACATTAGTTCCATAATAATCATTATTAATATAAACATCATAGGTATTGACATTAACAATATCTAATATACTAAGATTAGTTGTGTAATTGAATGTTTGAGATAATGTATCGTTACCCACATTATAAATCAAATTGAAATTATTTGATTGTTCAATAGATTCCATTTTTTTTCTTCTTCTTGTTGTACGAGTATCAACTTCGGTAACTTGTAAAACTCTACTTACTGCAGGACTTACCTCAAACTCGTTTTCATCAATTAGAAAACCTAACATAGTAAAACTATAACTTTGGATATAATATTTTCTTTTGTTCAAATCTAAGACACTTTCATCCGAAATATCACCCATTACAATTGGAATATAATGCCCTTTAATAACTTGATACGCTTGACGAGATGCAAATTTCTCCAAAATAATTTTATTAAATTGGTTTAGTTCACGCATTCTATTACAAATTATTTTTACATCAAAAGATATATCCACAGGAACTGGTTGTGGTATTTTGTAAACATCCATACCCATCCTTTGTCCATCCCACGTTGGAACTTGAGCATAAAAAAATAACCTTCTATTTGGAATATTATATAGTGTTGATGGGTTGGTTCCAAATTTGACTTCAGGTTTTCTTACAACTGTTACAAAAGGGGGCTCAACATTTTTATCGATATTTTGTATCTCCCAAGTTTCAACAAACTGAGTCCAATTTTGTGTTGTAACTAAAATATCAATTGTTGGTATTAATTTTCCATCTACAATAAGTTTCAATTCTTCTTTTACAAAATCTAAAAATCCACCATCCAAATCAGCATGTAAAATTGATTTAGGCAAATAAGTTCCATCCTTATTTATCTTTTCTAATAATTCCTCTCTTCTCCCCAAACCTACCTTGGATTCGGTTAATGGTAAATATTTTTTTATTTTTTTAGGTAGTGGCATTTTTATAATCCTCTAAATTCATCATCAACAACAGCTGATGCTATTATAGTACGATAGAATGGTTTATATCCAGCATATGTATGTTTATTATCTGATATTACCCTTCCATCATCTGTTACTGTATAGAATCTAATTCTATCTTCAGTTTCGTAGTAACCAATGTAATCACCAAAACTAACATCAACACCCAATTCATCTAATTGTCTTTGGTATACAGAAACTTTAAGATTACCTGGTTCAGTTTGATTAATTCTACTATTTCCATAGTTTTTGTTTTCAGGTTCTGAAATTTGAACTAATCCTTTAAATTCTACTGGTGGTAAAAATTTAACCCCATCCTTTAAAGTTTCGCCATATACGTCATCTGTCTTGGTTTTCATCCTATCAATTCGGTATAACACCAATGTAAAATTCATATCACCATGTAACCATTCTGACCCCATATTAATATCGAGGTCATAGTCATTTTGGTCAAAAAACTTACCGAGTCTAGTAATTGGTACTCTATTATTCATATTGATAAATATAAACTTATTAACTATTTTTATGTTAAAATACTATTTTGAATATATCAGGTAACACCTCTAATCTTATTGAATTAAAAGCACTCGACATATTAGATAATTATTCGGGAACAAATAACTATATTCAAAAATTAAAATACCTAAAGGAATCCAATAAAAAGTTTTACCCCACTCGTTCCCAAGCTGAATATATTATCAACTATCATTCTGTTGAACCAAAGGTTGCAAAGAAGTGGGTTAATATG